ACTGACATAGTTATGACACTTCCAACATCAAGAATTCCTTTTCGTTCTAAAACAAATCTACATATAGACTGATTAATAACAATAGGGTCTAATTGGGAAGTTTCAATATTCATTGTTTCAATAGCATTTAAAGGTTTAACATTTAACACATCGGGTAATTGACTTTTACTCATCTTTATAATTAATAAAGATATTATTTTTTAAAAATTAAATTAAATTAAATTAAAATAAAAAATATTGAAAATTTAAATATTAAATTACGAAACGACTGTAATACCTTGTGGAGAATACATTAACTGATTCTGTGCTAATACATAAGTAAAAACAGAGTTTGGAGATGTTCCATCTAAATCACTAACAATTCGTAAACCGTAATTAGTATTTTTAAAGTTAACTCCCGATTTGTATGGGTCTTCTGCAATTCCAATACCGAATACTTCATTTGCTTCAACTTGTGTGAATTTCGATGTGTCATTTCCATCTAATGGATTAACGTTTGTTGGGAGAGCATTCTGTGTATTAAGAGACATAAGACTGTGATTCATAGATTGGTATGATTTAATAGAATTAATGAAATTAATTTCAAGTTCTGAAAGTGGTCGGTCTTGGGTTGCTGGGGTAGAAACATCTATTTCATTTTCAATTGGGAAATTAACACCACCTTTGAGGAAAGATACCCTTTGAATTTGTGCCGTAGAATCATAAACACCAGCATTTGAATTTTTGAGTTTTGGAGTTGCGAAACCGTCTTGACTGTAATTATTTAAATGAGTCGTTGGAAGGAAATTGTGGAATACTGAAAGGGTTTTTGCTGTTCCAAGATTATAGTTTTGAGTAGCATCAGAAGAATTGATTACTGAATATAAGTGAGAAATAGCGTTGTAATTCAAAGAACCAGTTGATGGATTAGACATCTGTTGGGTTCCCTGTTCATCTGGAACTAAGAGATTGTAACTAAGAGAAACATCTCGTAATTGGTAAAAAGAACCTGTTCCTGTTGCTGCATCATTTTGTTCTGTTCCAGCATTGTCAACCCATCCACCAAGAACTTGAGAATCTGGAGATAATTGTAATTGAACAATCATACCACGAATACCATTAGTTCCAATTGGAATTTCAGAAGCACCACTTAATAAACCAGTTCTTAATGGAACACTGAAAGAAACATCCTGATTCACAAGCAAAGCACCATTCATACCACGAGAAGCAGTAAGACTTTCAACTTGTACATTAGTATCTAAATCTTCTTGAGAATGTGTGACAGATTGTGCTGATGCTAAATAACGTCCATATGATCTAACCACTTCTAAAGTTTGATTAGTCATTGTAGACAGGGTTATCTGGTCAATTGCGGATGCTACTCCAATTCTAGAAGAAAGGGCAATGTTTGCTGCCGTTCCGCCTTTATTTGCGGCATTATCTGGAAGCACAGGAGTTGCTTCATTAGAAGTTGATTGATTAACTCTTAATACACCATTTAATCTCATAGAAGAACCAGAAAGAAGTTTAGGTTGGTTTGGAATAAGAAACTGCATTATAGGAAAACCTTCTTTAAAACTATAAGCATTATTAGCAGGAGGATTTAATGGTAAGATTTCGACTTTTTCAACATTTACAATATTCATCTTTATAATTAAGATAGATTTTATTTTTATTAATAATAATTTAAATTAAAATAAATAAAAAATTAAATAAAAAAATTTTAAAAGTAATTTACATTACCATAATACCTTTAGAAGAAATGTTTACACGTCTGAGAGACTGAATGAAATGTTCAAAAAGTTTTTCTTTAGTGGAACCAACATATTCAACTCTGAGAGATAAATCCTGATTTGCTAGATTCATAATTTGACCATATTTGGAAAAAGCCCGTCCAATGAAAAATCGGTCTGGAACTCTAAGAAGATTTCGAACACCGTATCCAGCATTTACTAAAGACTTTTCAAGTTCAACGATATGAAGAGCATCAGTTCGTGCTGGGGTTTGAGTGTATCTAACAAGATTAATTGGTCGGTCTGGAATAAGTGAACCACCGTGAACATATTGGTAGTTCTGACATCCATCAGTTAATCCTTGGAAACTATCAGAAGCAATGCTGTTTTGGTCTCCAATTGACAGAGGAACACTCATAATCGAATATGCTCGAGTCTGAACTGCTGGAATGAGTTGATTGGTTAAACCATTAGTAGTTGAAAGATTAAATCGGTATAAAGTCCATGTTCGGAAATCCATGCTCAAACCCTTTTCAGAAGATACTTGTTTCATCATTCCTTGAATGTATTGTGGAGGTGGTTGTACTTGAAGCATAAGCATTTCAATGTCTTGAATTGTGTAACTAATTGGGACTGCTGCTGCTGTGATTTGTGCTACTGGAACATTAGCAACAACGACACCATTAGAACGGTCTGCTTGTTTAATGTAAAGTCTGGAAGCCACTGGGTAATCAATACCAGTTCCTGCTGGGGCAGTAGCACCAATTGCTTGATTTAAAGCACGATTAGGAATGAATTTGATTACTAAATCATTGTCACCATCTGAGTCAAAAGATGTAATAACACCAAGGGAGTTTTCATCACTTCGGTCTGCTTTTGCGATGTAGAGAACGTCTCCAATATCAAATGGATTGTTATTGAATGGAAGAGCATTTCTATTGACACCACGACCATTTGCTGAATCAGAAGGTTGTTTAACACTAATAGTGAAAAAACTATCAACAGCACCTTTGATTTGTTTGGCGTCATTATCACCACCAGTAGCACCAAGAACTGCTACTTTAAGTTCAACATCCCCCACGAGTTCAAGACCGAGATTAGTTGGGTTTACAAGAGACCGATTTTTATTATCAAGAGTCATCTGACACCTTAATCCCTGAGTAGCGACAACTGGAAAAACACGGTCGCCACCAAGAATACCAGAATAAATTGGTTGAGTGATTTCAATGGTTTTTGCAGCACGAGAAGCAGTTACTTCGCCAGTCTGCCATGCACCAGCAGCACCATATAACAATTGATTGTCAACGTTCTGATTAGCACTTCGACCTTCAAATAAATCACGTTTATGAGCAATAGACTCATTCTGTGTATAACCCCACCATTGAGAAGTGAGAACATTGTAATCCTGAATTGCTTCTAATTCGGTGGAACCAGTCCCATCCATTATTCGTAAATCACGAAGTAAAGCGTGGGCTCCTGCTCTTGGAGATGGTTTTGCGAGACCTCTTCCACTCATTGTTAATTTATATTTTAACTGAGTTTGTCGTGGGTCAAAGAAACCAATGTGTTGAGGAATTAACCATCGAATATTATTCTGGTTTCCTGGGTTGTAGTCAATTTGTGCTTCTGGTCGGATAGAAACAGTTTTCGTTGGAACAAACATTGCGTTTTCGTTAGATTTAAACATTTTTAATATATTATTAGATATTATTTTCAAAATTAAATTAAATTAAAATTAAAATATAATGTTGATTTATTTATTGTAAAATACAACAGATATTCTATCTTTTAAAAGTAATTCATTTATTGGGTCATTAGCATGTCTTGTGTCTTTCAAATTAAATATTAAAAGTGATTTATTAGATATTAATTCAATTGAAATATTATAATCTGGTAAATTTAAGTTACTAGATATTAAATTTTTATTTTCTGTTAATTGTATAATTGCACTTAATTCAGTTTTATTTCTATTATCTTTATGAATTGCTGCTCTAGTGTTTTTATTTATTATAGCTTCTGTGAAATATTGAAATAAATTGTCTTTTTCTTGTACATCAAAAAACTTATAAAGTGTCTTATTAATTTTTTTTACTAATGGTTTTAATGTTTTATCATATAGGGTTTTATCTTTTAAATAATGTTTTCTTGTATTATTAATTATAGAACATTTATAATCATTACAAAATTCATATTTAATAAAATCATCTTTTTTAACTCTACATCCTGTTTTATTATATTTAGTATTATTATTTATATATTTCTTATAACAATTACTGAGTTTATTTATATCTACCTTTCCACTAATATCTCCCCTGTTATTTCTTATAGTTAAATCTTTATTTAATAGATTAAATATATCTTTATTAAAAAAATCATTTTCAAAATAATAAGGTATATATATCCCGATAGGTATTGAACCAAATGTGAAAATATAATTGTTTTTTGTATCTAGTAATTTTTTTGATAAATCTATATATTCACCATCCATTGATTTATGTTTACTAAATTCTAATTCATAAAATATAAAATCCATTATATATAAAATTATTACTAGATATTTAAACTTATAAAAAATCAAAAATAAAATATAATGTTTAATTATAAAGAGATGAGTTATTCAAAAAAATATGTTCCTTCAACATTAACTAAGAAAGATAAAGAGAAACAAATAAAAAGTATTAAAGAAAAGAAAGATAGACCTAAATTAAAATCATTTGAATCTAAGCGTTCTCCTTGGGTTTCTAAATTTGAAAAGAAGTATGGATTTCCTATAACTGATAAAGTAAAAATAAATAAAAGTTTATTATCAACAACTGGAATTAATCAAGTCTTAAAGAAGGGTCAAGCAGCATATTACACTTCGGGTTCACGTCCTAATCAAACAAAAGAGAGTTGGGCATTTGCAAGATTGGCGAGTGTTTTATTATTTGGACCAGCAGCACGTATTGATGCGAATATACTTTTGAAATATGGTAAAAATGAGATAAAAAAAGAAGCAATTAAAAAATTCACTCATACAATGGATGGAAAAATAATGACTGGAAAAAAACATAATAAAAATAGTAAATTCTTAAAAGATTTATAATTAGAAAGCACTTTGACTTGCTGGAGTATCTACAACACTATCATATGAAGGAAGAACCATTTCACCCTTTGAATTTGCTGTAGTTGTTGGTGGGGCCGCTGGTGCTGCTTTAGGATGATGAAATAATTCATAAAGACCAATTCCAATTCCTGCGAAAATCCCTAAAAATGGAATTGCTTCTGCTGTCGCTCCAGCAATCGTTAATGCTGTATCTGCTAATTCACTCCCAGCAGTAGCAGCAACGTCGGCACCAGCAGAACCAGCAGTAGCAGCAGCATCACCAGCAGTTGCCGTTCCTGTTTCAAGAGTGCTTTCTGTTCCTTCAGCAATAGTGCTTTCACCACTTGAAGATGTTAACTCACCACCCTGTGGAGCAGGATTAAATTCTTCTGGTGGTTCATATCCAGTTCCTTGTTCTGCCTGGGCACGTGATGAAAGCAAACCTGGTTCTTCACCTAAACCACTTTCTGCTTCTGCTGGTGCTGCTGCTGGTGCTGCTGGTGGTTCAGCACCTAATGGGTCAGCAACTGGTTCTTGTGTAAATTGTGATGCGGAACCTGCTGAAAGTGGTTCTTCTGATGCTCCCAGTGCTGAAGCATCTCCACTCTCATCCGTTCCTAATGCCCCTCTTCCAATATAATCACCAACGGGACCACCTGCTCCAGTAGGTAATTCACCAGCAGCAGCAGCAGCATCACCAGCATCTGCAGCAGCAGCACCTCCAGCATCTGCCGCTGCTTCGCCCCCAGCATCCGCTGCTGCTTCACCTGCTGCATCTGCTCCTTCAGTTTCTGCTGCTTCACCAGCGGTTCCATCTTCTGCATCATTTCCACCATCTTCATCTCCATCGTGGTCATCTGTATTTGGTTCATCTTCATCATCATCGTCATCATCATCGTCTTCCTTTTTCCCCTTACCTCGTCTTTTTTGGATTGCTTGATACGCCAGTTTACCAGCAATATAAGCACCTCCTATACCACTAGAAACATCTCCTGCTTCCTTTAATTTTTCCATTGAAAGATTATGTTTTTCTGTCCAATCTCTAAAGAAATCAGTATCATAAGTTGCTGTATAACTTCTTATAGAATCCATCGCATTTCCAAACCCCGCTACTGTAGAATCATATTGTGCTAAACCTTGAGACATCGTTTTATTATATTAAAAGATATTAATTAAGAATAAAAAATTAAAATATTAAATAATTAAAATTACTTTTCGTCAACACTTCCTTTTACATTATTTCCTTTCATTGGTTTCCTTCCTTTTGCTTTTGCTGGTGCTTTTGCTGGTGCTTTCCCTTTTGGTTTATAGGATGCTTTAGCAACCGACATTGCCTCTTTGTATGAAATCTTCTTTTGCTTTGCTACTTTCTTAACATGCGAAATCCAATCACTCATTTTTATTTATTAATAATTACTTAGATATTAATTTGTGGATTAATAAAATTTAAATGTTTTCCAGTTTTGAAATGTCTCGCTTTTTCTCTCACTTGGATTGTTGAACCACAACCACAAATAAATTCATTATAACCTAATCTCTCTCTCCATGCTTCAGCGGCTTCTATTAATTTAATTCTTTTTTCTTCTTCTGTAACAATAGGTCTATTTTTATTAACACATTCAGTTGTTTCCATATAATGTTTTTCACGATAAAGCATTGATTCCCTACTTCCTTCAACTTCTTCTAATAGTTCTATTTTTGCAGTATCCATATTGAAATCTTTTAAAGTACATTGATTAATATTCGATTTTACTGCTGATTTATGTGCTGCGAATCTTGCTAATAATGATTGACCAGTTGAACCAATGTATACTTTACCATCTTCATTTGTAATTTTATAAATTTTATTAACTTTAAACATTTTATATATAAATTAACTATATATATTTAAATTGATTATTTACTATAACTATAATAAACATTTTATTTATAAATATTAAACACAATAAAAAATAAATTAAAAATTAA